TCTGCTCGCTGTCGTCGTCCCGACCGCCGGCGAGGTAGAGCGGCGCGGCGGCGATGACCGGCAGCGTGAGCACGTCGCCCACCTGGTAGGTCGACGGCCACCCGGCATCGCCGATCGCGAGCGTGATGGTGTCGCCCTCCTCGAGCTGCTCGGGACAGGCGACGTTGATCTGGAATCCGAACTCGTGCGTCGCGAAGTAGCGCCCCTCGTCCGAGGCGCGACGCGACGAGTAGTACGGGGAGTTGGCGAACGCGGGCGCGTATCCGCCATTGACCGAACCATCGACCGACCAGTAGTACGCGTCCCCCTCATCTCGCCAGCACCCGTCGCCCGATTGCAGGGTGCTGGCATCAGTTTTTCCCAGGGGGGATATCCCGGCGGTGATGAGGACGAGATCGAGGCGCGCGCGGTAGCGTTCGTTCGCGATCGACAGCAGCGAGTCCCCGGTCGCGAGCGCGTCGAGATCGTCCTGCAGCTCCTGGAGCGCGGCATCCCACTCGGTTTCGCCGGCGCCGCGAAGGTCCGGAGAGGCCCCCTCTTCCAGCTCCTCGAGGGAGGCGATCGTCTGCTCGAACCAGCCGACGACCGTCTTGAGCGACTCGTTCGCCGCGCCGGTCGGGAACCGGATCGCCGAGTCCTCGATCGCCGACAGTTGCCCGGTGGGCGAGCCGCCGTTGTCGAAAATCGTCGTGTTCGATCGGACGAAGCCCCAATACCACTCGTAGAGCCCGACCAGTCGCGCCCGATTGGCGCTCGAGTAGCCCATGTCCTCACCTCCCTCCGAGAATGACCCGAGGCACGGCCCGCCGATGCGGGGCACGGCCATGCCTGAGCAGGCGCATTCGCCGCTCGGGCGCTTCGTCCACTTGAGCGTGATCGTCTGGTCGACGGCCGCCGTGCCGAGCGTGAGCGCCACCGGGCACACCGGCGGCGGCTCGATGTCTCCGGTGCGCCCGACGTACGAGACGCTCACGTACGAGAAGCGCCCCTTCTGGACGCCGTAGCCAGGCGGCAGCCGGCGCGGAATCGTGAAGCCGAACCGCAGGGCGTCCGGGTCGACGAATGGCTCAGCCGTCACCGCCTCGCCGATCACCCCGCCGAGCGAGGACGACACCTGCCAGCGCTCGAGGCCCAGGCGCGCGAGCGGGTGATCCTTGCCGGTCACCGCGAAGCAGCGCGCGGTCACGAGCTCGGTGCGCGCGTTCGCGTTGGCGAAGGCGGCATCGAACTCCCTCGCGGACTCCGATCCGGTCCCGGTCGACGGCTCGACGTGCGCATCCGTGCGCGCGAGCAGCTCGAGCGCGGCCTGCCCGGTCGGGCTGCGGTCGTTCGCCACGACGCCGTCGACCGTCACGAGCTGGGAGGCGGAACGGATTTGCGAGAGCAGGTCGTAGACGGTGGCAATGCCGGTGTACGTCTCGTCGGGCGAGGCCCCATCGGAGATCGTCACGGTGCGCCCGCCGGTCACGAACAGCACCGGCGCCCCCTTGGGGATCGCCCGCTTGATCTCGGGGACGAAGTGGTAGAGCCAGCGATTGTCGGCGTAGCGCTTGTACGCCAGGTAGATCGTGGAGCGGTCCTCGCCGAACACGATCCGGTGCGCCGTCGCCGGGATCAGGTTGTCCGCTCCGAGCACCGCCGTGTCCCAGTCGAATCCGGCGCCCTCGAGCCCGCCCGACGGGCTGCCCTGGCCGGCCTGCAGATCGGTGAGCAGCGCGTAGTCGGTTTCCTCGAAGACGAGGCTGGACTGGTCGATCTCGATGCGCAGGTCGTTCCCGGCCGCGCCCTCGTCCCGCGCCTTGATCGACACGCCCTCGAGGCTCACCGCCGCGTAGGTCGCCGGCTTCCCGGCGTCGGTGAGCTCGACGATGATGTCCTGCGCCGCCACGCCGGTCGCCGCGAGATCGACGAGCCGCGCAGAGCCCGCTCCCGCGAACACCGGCGCGGAGACGCGCGCGACCGCCGCCGTCGTGTCGACGATCTCGATCTCGTATTCCGCCTCTTCCGGGCCGTCGAACGATCCGGTGAGCCGCGCCTCGGCGGAGCCCGCCCTGGCGGTCGGGATCGCGATCACCAGGTCCTCGACCGGATAGACCGACGACGGGGTGAGCGTTGCCTCGAGCACGAGGTTGCGATCGTTCGCGAGGAACCGCTGGGGGGCGCAGGTCATGGGATCAGCGTGAGGATCGGCGGTCGATGTCGCGGAGCACCGGCACGAGGAACCGGCGCACGTTTTCCTGCGAGAAGATGTCCTCGGCCGACGCGTTGAGGTTGACCGTGATCGCCGCGGCGCCGCTCGCCATCGGCGCGACGGCCACGCCACCGCCGGCCCCCGCCGTCACCTGCCCGCCGTCGGCGTAGTAGCGCGGCCTCTCCGGCGCCGCCGGACCGCGCAGCATCGCGGCGAGCGATTCGCGCGAGAAGCGCATGCTGTTGACCGCGTGCAGGAAGCCAGCGCCGAGCTGATCGACGCGCGACCTGTTCACGACGAACTCGCCCGGCGTGAGCATCGCGGGAACGGTATCCGTGCCGCGCTCCGGCGCCTGGCCGCCACGCCGCAGGAACAGGTAGCCCAGCAATTGCTGACTGACCACCGAAGGCACGCGCCAGTCGCGCGCCGTCTGGATCCCGCTCAGGAATCCCTCGAAGGACTCCTCGAGCATGTCGGCGACGATCTTGACCTTCTCGTCCTTCAGGTACGGTAGCTTGTTCAGGATCGCCGACGCCCACAGCCCGATGTCCAGGCCGGTCGAACTCCGCGGCAGGCCGCGCGCCGCCTCGACGATCGTGGTGAGCTGCCGCAGAATCTTCTGGTAGTCGAGCCCCGGCACCTGGCGCCCGCTGCCGCCGGCGCCGAGCGTGATCGGTCCGGACTTCCCGCCCAGGGCCGGCAGCGATCCGACGGGCCCGCCGAGCGCGAACCGCTGCACGCCGCGCGCAGCGAGCGAGCGCATCATCCCGTCGCCGTAGTAGCGGCTCGCCGCCTTCTTGACGACGAACGATCCGGCCTGCAGCGCCGCCGGCACGGTGTCGCCGTTGCCGACGCCGGGCACCTTCGACCACCCCGGGCGCCGGAAGACGCCGCCGCCGTTCGCGAAGTGCTGCACCGTGCGCCTGGCGGTGGGCCACGCGCGCGTGAGCGCCGCGAGCTTCTCGCCCACGATGCCGCCGGCCGCATTGGCCTCGACCGTCTTGACGGTGACCGTATGCGTGGACGAGGTGTCTCGCCCCTGCAGGCTGTCGATCTCCGCCTTCGCCTTCGTCACCGACGCCGTGTCGGTCTCGATTGTGATCGAGATGCCCTTGGCGATGATGGCGTTGACCGCGTCGAGCTCCTTGCGCAGATTCTCGAGCTGCACCCGCGACGACTCGAGGTTCTGCTGCGTCGCCTTCGCGCCGGCCTCCTCCGCCTTGACGCGCTCGTCGATGACGTCGTTGAGCACTTCCTGGGCGAGCTTGAGCTTCGAGACTGCGGTCTCCTGGGCGCGGAACTGGGAGACGATCGTCTCGCCGTTCTTCTCGACCTTGGACGCGATGCCAGCGGTGAGCTCGACCGCCTTCTTGGCGTACTCCTCGGCCGCCTTGAAGTCGCCCTCGGCGAAAGCCCGGCGCGCCTTGCTGATGTTCTCGTCGATCTGCCGGACCTTGTCGTAGTACTGGTCGTAGTCCGACAGGTTCGTCCGCCGCAGCTCGCGGATCCTCTCCTCGATCGTCTCGTTGACGGTGATGCGCTGCTTGTTGAGCTCGGCGATCTTGTTGAGGTGCGAGGTCTCGATCCCGATCAGCGTCGCGACGTGCGCCTCGTACTGCTGGACGATGCCGGTCAGCGCGGCCTGCTTCGACTTCGCGACCTGCGCCTCGGCCTTCGTGACCTCTTCCGCGGTCCGGCCCGCCGCGCTGGTGCGCGCGAGCGCCTCCGCGTCGGCCGCCTTGATCGCCTCGGCGCTCGCCTTCTGCAGGATCGCGAGCCGGTCGTCGGCCGCCTTCTTCTGGATCGCGACGAGCGCCGTCGCGTTGTCCGCCTCGCTCTGCCGCAGCTTGTCGAGCCCTGCCGCCTGCGTTGCCGCCTGCTGATTGATCGCCTGGATCGCCGCCGACGAAGCGGACTGGATCGCCTTGCCGGCCGACTCGAGCTCGGGGATCAGTGCCGAGAGTTCGGCGCGCAGCGCGGCGAGTCGCACGCGCGAGGCCTCGGCCTGCGCCGCGGCGGCCTGCGCGATCGCGGTCTCGGCATCGCCCACCGTCTGCGCCGTCGCCGCGACCTGCTGCCCGGTGTCGAAGAGGTCCTTCGTCACCTTCGTCGCCGCATCCGAGACGGCCTGCAGCGCGACGGGGACGAGGCTCAGTGGGTTGGTGAGCTGCCCGACGGTGCGCGACAGCAGATCCGTCGCCCGTCCGATCCCGCTCGTCGACCCCTGCGCGTCGCGCGCCGCGCGCGCGAGTCGATCCACGACCTGCACCAGATTCGCGAGCGAGTTGATCGTCGCGGTCGACGGCGTAGCGATCTGGCCGAGAGTCGTGACCAGGTTCTTGAGGGAAGCGGTCAGGCGCTCCACCGCCTCGGCGTTCAGTCGATTCAGGGAGTCGGACGCCTTGTCGAGCGCGCCGGCAGACCCGCCGATCTGCTCCATCGCCCTGGCGAGCGCGGTCGAGTCGTTGGTGAGCGCCGCGACGCCAGCGGCCGCGCGCTTCGACGAGACGCCGAGCTGCAGGATCTCGTCGAGGCCGAGCCCACGCTCCGAGATCTGCTGCAGCGTGCCCACGAGCCCGCGCGACTCGATGCCGAGGTCCTTGAGGCCTTTGACCGTGTCGGCCGACGAGAGCCGCGTCATGATCTGGGTGAGCTGGCCGATCGCGCCGGGCGCGTCCAGGCCCGCCTTGGTCATCACCTGGATGGCTGCCGCGACCTCCTCGATCGGCGTTCCGGTCGCCTTCGCGATGGGCGCGAGCTCCCCGAGGCCCTGCGCCAGCTCCCCGAACGTCGCCCCTCCGTTCTGCATCGACACGAAGAGCGCATCGAGCGTCGGCTTGAGCTCCTGCGCGTCGAGCCCGAAGCCGCGGATCAGCACGCCGGAGAGCTTCGCCGCCTCACCGAGCGAGGCCACGCCGGCCTTCGCCGCATCGTCGGCGGTTGCCAGGACCTCGAGCACGTTGCCGGCGGGAACGCCTGCGCGCAGCAGGTCGTAGACCGCCTTGAGGCCTTCCTGCAGGTCGAAGCCCAGCGTCTGCGACAAGTCGCGCACGCCCTGGCCGAGCTCGCCCAGTTGCTCCTCGGTGAGGTTCGCCACCGTGCCGATGCGCGCCGTCGCGATCTCGTACTCGCGCGCCGCAGCGACGGCGGCATTCACGGCTGCCACCACCCCACCGATCGCCGCGGCTGTCGCCAGGGCGCCGGCGCGGGCCGTCGCGAACGATTGCGCGAGCCCACCCTGCTCCCGCGCCAGCTCGCTCGTCCGCTGCACGAGCGCGCGGTGCGCCTGCGCGAGCTCGGTCACCGACGCACCGCTGTTGCGCAGGGTCGCGTACGCGGCGTTGAGCTTCGCGATCTCGGCCGCGGTATCCTTCGCCGACTTGACGCCAAGCGTCAGGCGCGCCTGTTGCTCGGCCTGCGCCTTCGTCGCCTTGACAATCTCGGCCGCGAGCCTCTTCTCTTCGGCCGCGAGCCTCGAGGTGTCGACGCCCGCCTTCTCCAGTTGGCCCGAGAGGCGCTTGAGTGCGTCGGCCTGGCGGTTGTACTCCTTCGATGTAGCGGCGATCTGCTTCTCGGTCAGCTTGAGCGCCTCGGTGAGCTCCTTCCCCACCTTCCCGCCGCTGCCCTCGATCTGCGCGATCTGCTGCCGGAACTCCGCCGCGCGCGCCGACAGGTCGTCGAACTTCTTGGCCGCCGCCGCCGCCTGCGCCTCCGTGTTTTTGAAGAGCTCGACCTTCCCGGTCGTGCGCTCGAGCTCCGTCGTCGCGCTCTGGACCTTGCCCTTCAGCCGCGCCAGTACCGCCGCGATGTCGCTGTCGTCTCCGTTGAAGGCTATCCGGAACGACGATTCGCGCTCGGCCATGGCTCAGTCCCGATCGAGGGCGCGCAGCAGCTTGTCGAACGACTTCGCGTCCGCATGCGCCGCCATGCGCGCGTCGAGCAGGCGCTCGGCGCGGCGGCGTTGGTCTTCTCGCATGGCGGCCTCGAGGTAGGAGTGGAAGGCGCGGGACGTGTAGCTCAGGGGGTCGGCGTGCCCGGCGCGGACGAGGTAGCCGACGGCGTCGACCCATCGCCAGGCGCTTCCCCCGCCAGCGCGCCGAGAATCGCCCCCAGCCCGACGCACTGGACGAAAAAATCCGCGTTGACCTCGGCGGCAGCCGTGAGGACGGCGATCAGCTTTCCGGCGCCGGCCTTGCGCCAGGTGCCGGCCGGGATGCCCGTCACCGCAGCGGCGACGCTCGACGTCTCGGCCGGGTGGCGCTGCACGAAGTCGAGCACGTCAGCGTCGGCGACCTTCATCGCCGCGAGCACGCTGCGGAACTGCTCGACCAGGGGCGCGATCTCGTTGATCGGCAGCTCGCGCACGTGCACGACCGTTGACCCGAACGTGATCGTGCGGACCTTCGGCATGAGGCCGGCGAGTCCGTCGTCCAGGTCGGCGTCGGTCACAGCATGGTCCTTCGGGGGAGGGGGCATGGGGCAATCGTCAGGTGGCGGCGATGAGCGCGGCCGTGATGGCCGCGCCGCAGAGGAGGCCGAGGACGAATCCCCGGTAGAAGGAGCAGCAGGGGCAGCCGGAGGCGCGGCCCGCGAGCGCGAGGAACGCGCGCGCCGCGGGCCGGTCCGGGGTGTCGCAGACGCCTGGGATCACGCCCCGGGCGATCAGTCGAGCAGCGTCATGCGGCCGAACTGGCCGAGGTCGGAGGACTCCGACTTGTTCGCGTCGACCAGCACGGCGCCCGAGAGCTCCATGAGCGCGAGCTCATCGGAGAGCAGGTCGAGGTTCTGCGCCGGGTTGAACTGGACCTTGTAGAGGTCCACGAGCACCGGCGCGTCGCCGTCGGCCTTGTTGACGCCGTCGAACCGCAGCCAGAAGTCCTTCTGCCCGGCCCGGAACATCGACGCGTACGGCAGGTCGTCGTACGTGTAGTCGGCCGTGACGGCGCCGGTCGGCGCGAGGAGGAACGTGATCGCGCCGGTGTCCGCGTTGAGGGTGTAGTCCGTGTCGAGCACGAGGGCGCCGCCGCCGTCGTCGACCGAGACGGCCGAGACGTTGGTGCGCGGCACGCCGTTGATCGCGCCCAGCAGGTAGACGTCGCCGGCCTCGAAGCCGGTCCCGCACGCCTCGTTCGACACGCTGCCCGACGTGGCGTCGGGCACTTCGATCGCGCGGAGCGCGAGCAGGATGTTCGCCTTCACCCACTCGGACAGCGTCATCGACACCTCGGCGGACTGCGTCTTCGTGCCCTGGTAGTCCAGCGCGTCCGCGCTCGTGCACTTCGAGTAGTGCTGGATCGTCTCGACCGACAGCGCGACGTTGAACGCGTCGGCGCACCCGACGAACTTGAAGATGCCGGGGATGCCGGCGTTGTTGCGCTCGGCGATGTAGATCCGGCCGCGACCCTGGAATTTCATGATCGTCCTTTCATGCGCTCGCGCGCGTGGTGGTTACCAACGACCCCCGCAGCACCCACCGGTGCGCATGGGAACCTTCGTGATCGGTGTGGCTGGTGAGGCGAGCTCCGTCTCCTCGACCGCCGGGGCGGACAGCTCGGCCGCCGGTCGCGGCGCGCCGAGCCCGCTGGCGACGCCCTGGGCGATGAGCCAGTCGGCGAGCTTCTTGGTGATCGAGAGCTGCGCGCCAGGCTCGTATGTCCGCCCGGCGTGCGTGTGCCTCCGGACGAGCCGGACGGTGCGCATTTCCATCATTCCCCCGCGTCTACGCTTCGAGCGACCACTCGGCGACGTCGTAGGTCGCCTCGAACGTGATTTCCGCGACCGCGACGTCCTCGTCGGCGAGCTCCTCGTCGAACCGGATGCGGCCGGGCGGCTTCAGGCGCACGCCGGTCGGGTACGGGATCGGGTCGGCGCGCGTCGGCTTGAGCCGCGCGAGCACGTCGATCAGGGCCTGGTCGAGCGCCTCTACTCCGCCGTCGTCGCGCCCGATGATCTGCACCGAGAAGCGCAGCCGGCGGGCGATGCATTCGCCCTTCCCGCTGCCGGAGTTGTCGTCCTCGATCGGGACCACGCGGATCGACGGCGAGTTCTCGCGCGTGATCGGCGTGCGGTGCGCGATGCGGATGCGTTCGGTTGGCTTCGCCACGATCGCCGGCGAGGCGCGCAGCCGGTCCACGACCGCATCGAGGATGCGGCGCTGAACCGTGCTCATGGTGCTATTCGCAGTCCGTCGTGGCGCGCGTCAGGAGCGCCCGCTTGAACGTTCCATCCACCCCGCCCACGCCGGCCGGCGGGACGTAGGGCGCGCGGCGCACGCGGTACACGACCTCGTCGATCTCGACCTCATCGCCCTCGGCGAGCAGCGGCGCGTCCTCGGTGACGTACTCGATCTCCCAGTCCGACGACTGCGCGTTCGCATTCGTGAACACGTCGGGGCGCTCGAATGCCACGTCGAGCGCGTACGAGCGCACGGCGCAGTCGGTGGGCCGCACCTTCGCCTCGACGCGGAATCCCGCCTCGTCGGCGGCTTCGGCGAACGCCTCGGCGAAGTCGGCGGAGAAGTCGGACATGCCGATCAGCCGTCCAGCATCCCGAAGCAGCGGCCGACGATCATGGTCGTGCAGACCGCGCCGATGCGCTCGCGAATGACGCTCACCTGCTCGGGCGTCAGCTCGACCGGCTCTTTCGCCTCGTAGCACCTGACCGCGAGCGCGAATCGCTCGACCTTCTTCTGCGCGTTCGCGTCGCGGTCCTCGGACAGCAGCGCCTCGCTGGCGATGCGCCCGAGCGTCATCGGGACGACGCGATCGGCGTCGAGGCGCATCTTGAGTTCCTCGCCGTCGAGGTTCGTGATGGCAGCGTTGAAGTTGATCATCATATTCACAGCCCCAGCGCGGACTTGACCGCGTTCTGCGTGGCGTTGTCCGCCTCGCCGTAGGCTTCGCCGACCTGCTTCGCCTCCGCTGCCTTGCGCTGCTGATTGAACGCAACCAGCGAGCGCCGCACGAGGATTTGGTCGATGAACTCGGCATTGGTCAGCGGCGGCTTGGGCGGCGTCTCCGCAGCCCGCTGCGCGTTGCGCTCGGCGACGACGAATGCGAGGCCGTTCTCCTTGGCGTTGCTGGTGTCGATTGTGTAGGTAGCCATTATGGTTGGATCGCCAGTTGTTGGGCAGCGCCGGACGAGAAGATCGCCATTAGCTGCGTCTTGCCTGCTCCGTTGTCCACCGCATAGATGCGGCAGCCGTTCGCGGCCGGGGCAGCGGGGGCCGTCATTTCTGACATTTCTGTGTAGCCAGTCTGCCCGACGACGTTGCGCAAGGTGAGGTCGCGCAACGAGCCGCCGTTTCCACTGTTGATTGCCAGCACACCGGCCGCGCTGCGGTAAAGGCCAATATCCTTCGTGCCCCATCTATAGGCGTCCTCACTCCATTGGACGCCAAGTGAGGACGCAAACACCAGCCCTTGATTGGATGAGCCCGCGCTTGTGCTGAGTAATCCGCAATCATTCCTGGCGAAGAACGACAGCGCGAATATTTCAGACGACGTTCTTACTGCGCCCCCCCCGGCGGGCGTCAGGTTCAGGTCAATATCATCCGCTCCCGTCCCCGCAGTCTCGGCCGCGAGCGTGATAGCGGTCGTTGACGACGACAGCGACGCGCGGACATAGTTGCCGCTGTCGGTGTAGGTGCCATAGACGCGGAAGGTTTGGGCGTTGGCACCGTTCTGCAACGCCAGCGTATAGGCCGCATCATCGCGCCCTAAATAGGTAAATGGCGGGTTATCTGCTTGCGATCCCGAATTGGACCATCCAATTGTTCCTGTGTTACGAAGCTGAAACCCGTAGCTCCCCATTTCCGCCGCGAGATTCCCATATGAATACAGACTCGCTTTGTTGCCGAAATATGATGCGTACTCGTTTACATCCGTCCCGCGATAGACGCGCGCCTCTCCTTTTCGGAGATTGATGTAACTCACCCCGCTAAACTGCCAATCCGCCAGCAGCGAACCCGCCGCGCTCGCGGTGTCGGTGACGTTGATCTTCTGCGCCGTGAACGTGACGTCCGCCGCATTCCACGTTACCGTCGCGCCCAGCGTGTTGACGTCCGTCGTGATCGTGCCGTGCGTGAGAGTGAGCGATCCGATGGCGAGCTGACCGGTCACATCGACCAGCGCGAATTCCTTCCTCGCCGCGCCGCTCGTGACCGTGAAGTAGACCTTGTCGGATAGGAACTCGACCGCGCCCACCTCCGGCGCAGTCATCAGCGCGCCGGATTGCAGCTTGATCGGAGCCGAGCCAGCAGCAGTCGAGCCGGCGCGGAAGGTTTGCGACGCAGTCCAGACGTTCGTGCTGGCGAGATCGAGCGTCAGCGTTCGGTTGGCGGACAGGTCTCCGCCACCGGCGAGTCCGGCGCCTGCGGACACCGTGCGCGCAGTGCTGACCGGCGTGAACGTCAGTGCGTCCGTGACGTTCGTCGATGTGATCTCACCTCGAATCGTCGAGCTCGACTTGTTCTCGACGTTGTCCAGGGCGAGCAGCGTCTTTGCGGTAGATGCGTCGAGTTCCTCGACATCACCCGAGCCGACGGCGGTCCTGCCCAGAAGGCGCGCTGTCGCGATCGCGACGACCTTCCCGAAAGTGACCGCCCGCGCCGCGATGGTCGTCAAGAGCGCGCCCGCGGTCGTCACGTCGCCGGACAGCTCCGCCGGTGTGTCGAGGGCGCCCCCCGTAACACGGACGAGCCCAGTCCCAGCGGGAGCTGGCCCGGTTGCACCGGTCGCACCAGCCGGCCCTTCCGGGCCCGTGGCGCCCGTCGCACCGGTAGAACCCGCCGGCCCCTGGGCGCCGGTCGCGCCCGCGGGCCCGGCGTCGCCCTGCGGGCCCGTCGCTCCGGTAGCTCCAGTCGCCCCGGTCGCCCCGGTGTCGCCGGCATCCCCCTGCGGCCCGCGGTCACCCTTCACGCGGACGACGACCGTCTCCTCCTCGATCACCTTGATGATCGGCCGGGTGTCCTGCGTCGCCATCAGTACGTCACCTGCGGCACGAACTGCACACGACCCTCGATCAGCCGCACGACGAAGCCCGCCCCGTCGTCCAGCTCGATGTCGTACACGCCGCGGCAGACGTCGTCCTCGACCGCCGACGTGTCGTCGGCGTCCACCTCGACCGTGATCTCGCCGGCCTCGGCGTCGATCGTGATCCCGCCAGGGCTCGCGTCGCTCGAAAGATCGAAGCCGGGAACGACATCGCCCTGCCAGTCCGGCGCGCGCACCTTCATCCGCGCACTCCATCCGGTCAGGTCGATCGCGTTCTCGTCCGCGTCCAGGTACTGGAACGTGCGGCGGAAGGTCGCCCCCAGCTCGACGACGATGTCGTAGCGTCCAGCCGGCATCGCAATCCCCTCCGTCAACGATTCACGTGAAACGAAACGCCGGGGCCCCCCACGAGCCCCGGCGTCCGCCGCATCACCTGATCCCGCCTGATCAGGTCCGCTTGCCCTGCACCAGCACCTTCGGCCGCGTGCAGTACGACAGGCCGTTCATCTGCACCTCGAGATGCACGCCCTTGCCGTTGTGCATCGGGTACTGGCGCGCGTACCGCGGCCGGCCCAGCGTGTTGACCGTCTCCGTCCAGTCGCCCGGTGAGTACACCGTGCGGAACAGGCCCGAGACGCCGACCGGGAAGAAGTGCGCCTTGTCGGTGTTGACGAACGCCGACCCGCCCACCGCGCCGCGGTAGTTCTCGAACGTGATCCCGCCGAAGTTCACGGACTCGTACGCGAGCCCGTTGCGCAGCTGCGACGCCTCGACCTGGGCGAGGTACGACGCGCGGAATTCCGCGTGCGCGGTCAGGTCGTCCCAGAACGCATCGCCGCACAGGGCGTAGACGCCCGAGTACGGCGCGCCGCCCAGGTTGTTGGCGATCAGCCGCACGACGCTCGTGCACTTCTTGCGCAGCGCGCCCGACGCCGGCGTCGCGTTGTCGAGGTCGAAGTCGACTTCCGACTCCTGCGACACGCCGAACTCCGTGAACAGGTTGTAGAGCGTCGAGCCGTCACCGTTGAGGATCGTGCCCTTGATCGCCCCGATCCGCTGGTATTCGAGCGTCGGGTCGAGCTTGAGCTGCACGTGGTCGCCCATGCGCTGGCTCACGAGCGCCTGCACCGCCTCCACCGCCGACTCTTCGCCGAAGGCGCGGATGCCCTGCACCTCGTCGGCGTTGATGCCGTCGTCGATCTGGTAGTGCGGCACGATCAGGTTGCGCACGGTGCGCTTGTCCTTCGCGACGACCGCGCCCGGCGAGCCGCGCGGGCTCGGGTTGACGAGCGCGAGCGTGCCGTCGACTTCCTCGATCATGATCGAGGTCGTCGTGACGCCGCTCTCCTGCCAGCCAGCGACCTGACCGGCGCGGCCCGGGATGAACGGGCGCTTGTTGATCGCGTCCGTCAGGGAGGTGACGCTGAACGCGTCCGAGGTGAAAACGTCGAGCACCGGCATGGTGATCTCCTGTCTGGGGAATGTGTGAGAGC